GTTCGCGTTTGTTCTGGGTGAAAGACGCGCAATTGCAGCGGTCAACGCATGGAATTGAGATCAACGCGACGGAAATGCTGATCCGCCTACTCTGGGATTTTTATGGGCGGGCGTCGGTCGAAAATGACCGGCAGGAAATGCAGGAAATTGCGCGCGTAATCAAAACAATTTCTCGCGCCGCGGACAATGACAAAAGCGGATAAAACCGCGGAAGCGCTGATCTTTATCGAAACGGTTCAAGATGTCGTCGATCGGATCCTCAGAAAACACGGACAAATCCCGGTTGAGAATCCAGACTATTTCATCGAATGGCCGGAAGAAAAAATCCGCCCGGAAGCTACTTCAATCCAATGATCTTTAAGCGCGCGGCTTCTCTCAAAACATATTCGGCGAGCGCGCGACGTCCAAGTTTCGGGCCGCGTTTCAAGCGAATCTTGAATCGAGCGAGTCGCGCTTTGCTGGCGGAAGTCATAACGACAATTCTCCGCTCAAACTTCTACAAGTTCATACGTCTCGGAAGGTGCGGCACTTTTGGGAATTTCGCCGCAAACGTGCCGAATCAAAAAGGCGCGGGCGGTCTGTTCTGATTCAAAATATTCGAGGAAATTACAGATCGGACAAAAACCGACGTACAAATGTCCGGAAAGTTTCTGGAATGAGGTTTTTAAAATGTCCGGCGGGCGCATTTGGAGTTTTCCTCATTTTCTCCATTTTACCAGCAACGTCCAATTCGCCGACCGCGAAACGTCGCCAATTCCAGTTGCAACCATTTCGATTTCGAGAAACGGGAAAACGTTGCTCGACTTTGAAATCTCCGCGGACGCTTTTTTCGGCTGGAATTTCTGAAATGCGCGCCAGAACTCGAGCCGAACATTTCGGAGAATCATTTCGATGACAGTTTCAGAACTTCGCGCGGCGCTTCGAGAATTCGGCGACGAAACGCACGTTCAAGTTTTGGCGGAAGTAACAGAATTTGGAATCGAAAAATGGATCGAAGCGAACGAAATCGAAGTTGTAAATGTTGGCGGACAAGAATTTGTCCGAATTTTCAACGTTTGAATTTCGAGAAATTCGGCGCGCGGTTCTGAAACGCAAATTCGAAAATGAAACATAAGTTTCAAGCGAACTGGAAACCGAAAACGGAAACTCAAATCGCGAGAACAGAAATCGCGAACTTTCAAAAATGCAGAAACCAAAACAGCCGTGCAATTTTCCAAACTGTTCGGAAATTTCCGGCGATCGATTTTGTAAAAAACACAAACCAGAAAAACGAAAGCGCGAAAGTTATCGCAAATCTGGCGCAAATTCTCGCTGGGATTTTTACGCGCGGGATTTCGTTCGCCGCTTTCCAATTTGCGCGGATCCATTTTCAAGACACGGAAATCAGAAAGTTCCGAGCGAAGTTTGCGGACACAAAATCGCGCATAAAGGAAATCCGAAATTACTTTGGAATTCCGAAAACCATTTTCCGCTTTGCAAATCTTGCAACGCTTTTCAATGCGCGAAGTTCGAACGCGGATTTGGAAATCCAAAAGCAGAAATTTCACAGCGAAATAAAAGCGAAACACTTTCGTTTTCCCTTCGCTTTCAGAATTCCTTTTAAAATCAACGATTTAATTTGGTGGAATTTTCGGGCCGATTTTTTTAAAAAAGTGGGAAGGCGGATCGAAATCTTTACAGAAACGAGGCATCGGAGGCCGCGGGCCTCGACTACGAAAATCCGCGAAATTGGTAAGGGCCATTGTTTTCAACGATTTACCGACCGTAGCTATGATAGCGCTATGGTAGCTATGTTGTTAGTTTTCAGCGATTTACGGGCCTAAAAGAAGTGGGAAAACATGCTCTTTTTGTGGCAAAAAGTGGGAATCTTTTAGAGATGCGTGGAAGAAAACCGAAACCGTTACGAATCCAGTTGGCGGAAGGCGATACCCGGAAAATCGGGAAGCGAAAATTAAGCGAAGCGCTCGCGCACGAACCGCGGTCGACGCCGGACGTCGGACCGGCACCCAAATGCCTGAAACGGGACGAGCGGGCGGAATACAACGCGCTACGCGACGCACTGGAAGCGCTAGGACTGCTCGACAAGGCCGACGAGGCGGTTATTACCCTTGCGGCGATCGCAAGCGCTACAGCGAAGCGGGAACGCACGGGACAGGCATTGCGGACGGCGTTCTCGTTCCTATCGAGTCTGGGTTTGGCCGGATCTTCGAGTCGGGCGCGCTTGTCGGTCGAGAAACCGGATAACGGGGCGGCGGAACTGGCGGCGATCTTGAACCGACCGCGACCGGACAAGACGATCCAATAGATCGCATGGAAGTTCCATGGAAGTTCCGTGGAACTTTTGGAAGTCGTTCAAAACACTATCGGAACTTTTTTGGAACTTTCTGGAACTTCTGGAACTTTTGTAAATGCCTAGCACGTTCACAACGCGATACGGGTTCGAGAAACCGCCGATCGGGATAACGACCGGATGGGGCGCGTCCCATAACACGGACTTGGATTCGATGGACGCGCTATTCGGGACGCTCGAAGACGGACTCGCGGACGTCGTCGTCGATCTAGGCAACAAGTCGGACGTCGGACACACTCACACGCAAAGCCAGATAACGAATCTGGTTTCCGACCTTGCGGCGATCAATTCGTCGCTTTCCGGGAAATCAGACACCGGACACTCGCACGTAGAAAGTGACGTCACCGGACTGGTTTCCGATCTCGCGGCGATCAATTCGTCGCTTGCTCTAAAAGCACCGTCCGCGTCGCCAGCGCTTACCGGGAACCCCACGGCGCCGACACAGTCGCCGGGAAACAACTCGACGCGGATCGCGACGACTGCTTACGCCGATGCCGCGGTCGCCGCTTTGGTCAACTCTTCGCCCGCGGCGCTCGATACGCTCGCGGAACTGGCGACGGCGCTCGGGAACGACGCGAACTTCGCTTCGACGGTAACGACCGCGCTCGCCGGGAAACAGGCGACATCGGAAAAGGATCAGAATAGCGGCTATGCCGGATTGACGTCCGGCGGTTTGCTGAAAACGGCACAGTTCCCGACGCCGACGACGTCCACTTTTGGCGGCGTGAAGGATCTCGCCGCGGTTGCAAACAAATTCTTGACGTCGATCGTCGACGGAGTTCCGGTTGCGGCGCAACCATCGGCGGGCAATATCTCGGGACTGGCGGCGATCGCGTCCAGTGGCAAATGGTCTGATCTGCAAGATCCTTCCGCGGCGTTAACGCTCTCGCTCGCCGGGAACGCTTCGACGTTTAACCATACGTCCGCGGTCGAATGGAAATGGGCGAACACGACGGCGGCGACTTCCGGGACGCCGCAAAACACTCCGAGCCAAAGTTTATCCGGCACATATTGGAACGGCTCGGCATCCGCTGAGGACAAATGGAACTGGCAAGCGGTCAACGGTGCGGGCACGAACGGGACATCCGATCTCACGCTCACTCACACCGGATCGACCGGGCGAATCTCCGTGGTGCTTCCCGCCGGGCCGTTGAATTGGTCCGGGAACGGGCCGACCGCATTCGGAAACACCGCGGGCGGACTGGCGCGCGCGGCGTCGCTCTCGAACGGCGCTCTCGCGCTCTACACGTCGAACGCAAATCAGACGATCCTGAATTTGTTCCAAGCGGGCGTCAACGTCCATAGCTTTACGGGCGGCGCGGCGACTGGCGGATCTCAAAATTTCGGCTACACACAAACCAGCGTCGCGAACGCCGCGCAATGCATCCGCGGACTTCTGACGGAACAGTTAACGCTAAACACCGGCGGACTGACGACCGACACGACGAACAATTTACTTCCCGCGGGCGCAATCATCGACGCGGTAGTTTGCCGGATCACGACGACGATCACTACCACAACGAACTGGGCCGTCGGCGATTCGACGACGGCGAATCGGTTCTCGTCCGCCAATGCAACGCTAGCGAGCGGAACGACGTCGATTGGATTGAATCAACACGATCCTTCGGTCGCGGCGGCGGCGGGTCCGATCCAAGCGGCGGCGGCAAAAGTTCGGATAACATGCACCGGATCGAATCCGGGCGCGGGCGTGATACGAATCACGGTTTTTTATACGCAGTTCGTCGCGCCGACGTCATAAAGATTGCTCTACCGGATGTGCGAGTCCGGCGAGCAAAACCGCAAGCGGTCGCAATCAGTTTGCGGGTGCTGGGACGCCGCGAGGCGTCCCGGCTATTAAGGGAAATGGGTCAAAGGAAAATCAAAGTGAAAGCGCGATTATCAGAAGTTCCCGCCAAAGAGAAAACGGAGATTCCCGAACTTACAACCGACGAAGCGTTGTCGGTCCGGCGATTCGAGAACTTAGAACTTCGCGCGCACAACACGTTGCACGAAGCGCGCGCCAGCATGGAAGTGCATTTAACCAAACTGCAAAACGACGCGAACCAGAAATCCGCCGATACAAAGAACTATCTTCGCGAACTCGCCGCGACTCACGGACTCGATCCGGAAAAAACCGCGTTCGATTTCGGTGCGCTGAAATTCATTAACAAACAATGACAGGATACGGGCAACAAGGTTACGGAACGTCGCCTTACGGTATGCCGGAACTGGAAGAAACGGTACTCACGGCGGGCGATGCTCGCGTCGTGCTCGCGAACTCGGTCGGCGTCGCGAACTTGAATCCTTCGCTCGATACCGGCAAGGCGCGCGCCGCCCGGACAACCGTCTCGCGCGGGCGATCGAATCCAAATCAGACGATCGGAAAGGCGACCAACATCCTATGAGTCGCTTGATTTTGTATCCCGGAAACGATCAGATCCTCACGCTTCCCGACGTAAAAGACGCGGACGGCGTCGCGGTCACAGGCGCGACAATTACGGCGACGCTCTACACAAGCACGGGCGAACTCGTCGACACCGCCGTTTTCGATCAGGTTGAAATGACAGACGTCGACGGATCCGCCGGATCTTACGAATGCGAGATCCCCGCCGATTTCACCGCGGACGACGGTTCACTTTATTACGTTCTTTTCGACTGCACTTCGCCGGGAAAATTCTCGATCCGACAGAAAGCGACGGTCCGCACGCGATGGGTTTAGGACGAAACCGCAATATATTGGGGTTTCGCAGCTCGCCGGCGCGACAAAAACCGCAACATATTGTGGAAAATGCCTTACTCGAAACAAAACGCCGATGCGGCTTGTAATTTCTTCGAAGGAATTCTCAAACACACCGCGGACGACTGGTTTGGAAAACCGTTCATTCTCGCGCCATGGCAGGAAGAAGCACTCGCGGCAATTTTCGGACGACTCGACGACGAAGGCCGTCGCCTAATTCAAATGGTGTTTCTAGAAGTCCCGAAAAAAAGTGGCAAGACCGAGTTCGCGGCAGGTTTGTTGCTACTGCTCTTGATGCTCGATCCGAATCCCGGTTGTCAAACATACGGCGCGGCGGCGGCGACTCGACAGGCGATGAACGTATACCGAGCCGCTTGCAAGATGATCGAACAGAGTCCGCTTTTGACGCGACACTTACGAATACTCCGCGGAACGAATCGGATCGTGAAGCGCACGGATCCGGATTCGTTCTATGCGGCGGTTGCGGCGGACGGCGATCTCTCCGACGGCGTCAATCCCGCCGCCGTGGTGGCCGACGAGGTCCACCGTTGGCGGACGCGAAAAAATTTGGAAAATTGGGATGTTTTAAGTCTTGGCGGAATCACGCGCAAACAATCGTTAACGATCGCGATCACTACCGCGGGCGTTCAAAACGAGTCGCCGATCGCTTGGCGCTTGCATGAAAAGACGAAGCGGATCCAAGAGGGGATTTTCGAGGATCCCACGTTCTACGGGCGAATTTACGGCGCGGAAATTGACGACGATTGGACCAGCGAAGCGACTTGGATCAAAGCAAATCCGTCGCTCAAAGATAACGGCGGTTTTCTCGATCTCTCGAAGATCCGGGAAAAATATCAATCGAGTCTGTCCGATCCGGACGCTCAACGATCCTTCCGCCGTTATTACTTGAATGTATGGGACCAGCAGGTCCGGCGCTGTATCGATCTCAACAAATGGGATGCTTGCCGCGGCGATTGGACCGCGCGCGGACTCGAACCGAAAGCGCCGGAAGACAAAGTCCGACCATTACATCCGGAAATTCTGAAACGTTTTATCGAGCGGCGCGCATGGGCGGGCGTCGATCTGTCCATGACAACCGACATGACGGCGGTCGCGTTCGTGTTTCCCGACGCGGACGGCGTGTTCGAAGTTCTTCCGTTTTTTTGGATGCCAGCAGAGGGAATCAAGAAACGCGAGATTAACGACGGGATGCCATATCGCACATGGGCCGAACAAGGTTTCCTCGAACTCTCGCCGGGCGACGTTATCGACTACCGCGAAATCAAAGCGCGGCTTGAATGGGGCGCGCGCATGTTCGACTTGCGCGAGATCTGTTTCGATCCGTATCAGGCGCGACAAATCTCCGTCCCGATGGTCGAAGACGGTTACGAGTGCATAGAAATTCGTCAAGGCTATTCGATGCTTTCCGAGCCGTCGAAGAAACTGCTCGAACTCGTCACCAACAAGAAACTCCGTCACGGCGGACATCCGGTTTTGCGCTGGAATGCTTCGTGCTTGTCGACCAAAGAGCACGACGATCAACTGATGTTTGTAAAACCCGAACGCCAAAAAGATTCGAACCGCATTGACGGAATCTCCGCGACCGTCGACGCGCTCGCCCGCTCGATGCTAGATGCGGGCGAAACTGTTCCACAAATCGAGGTTTGGAATTGAATCGATTCCAAAAAGCAATTCGCGAGTTTCTCTTAAAAGCGCTGGGTTTTCCGCCGTGGCGTGGTTCGACTGCAACGCTTGGACCGCCGGGCGGATGGGGCGCATACGATCCTTACGGCGACGGCGGACTCGCTCTTTCGCTCGCCGTCGTTTACGGTTGCGCCCGCGTCCGCGGTCAATCGATCGCGTCGCTTCCCTTGCGCGTTTATCGCGAAAAGAAATCCGGTTCGCGCGAGATCGCCGACTCACTTCCGATTTACCAGATCTTGCACGACTCGCCGAACGACAGCGACACGTCGTTTGAGTGGCGAGAAAACATGGAGTTCGGTTTTTGTCTCTATGGCAATGCGTTTTCAGAAATCACAAGTTTAGGTTCGGGTATTACGTCGGTCGAATATCTCGTCCCATCTCGAATGCGAATCGAGCGCAAAAACGGCGAGCGACGATTCGTTTACGCCTATGACGAGGGAAAACAGGAAAGCTTCCCGCCGGAAAAGATCTTGCACGTTCGCAATATGTCGCTCGACGGACTTTCCGGAATTACTCCGATCCGCCAGCACGTTATAGAGCACGCTTACGACGCGCAAAATTACGGGCGGAATTTCTTCAAGAACTCGGGACGTCCGTCCGGCGTTTTATCGAGCGAGCAACCGCCGCCGCAAAGCGACGAGACGACGAAGAAAATGCGCGAGTCTTGGGACGCGACGTTCGCCGGTTCTGAGAACGCCGGAAAGACGCCGGTTTTGTGGAAGGGTTTGAAATACAGTGCGATTTCCGTTTCGCCCGACGACGCGCAATATATCGAGACACGCAAACTGTCAACCGCCGAAATCGCGGGCGCGATCTATGGCGTCCCGTTAAACATGCTCGGATTGCCGGACAAGTCGGCGACCTATGCGTCGAGCGAACAATTTGCGCGCGATTACGTCATGCATACATTGCGCCCGCAATGTCGACGCTATGAGCAAGCGTTTAACAAGAAACTGTTTGTCGGAAAACCAAGTCTATTCGCCGAATTTGATCTCGATGCACTTCTGAGCGGCGACACGAAATCGCAAGGCGAATATTTTGCGAGTCTCGTTCAAAACGGGATTATGTCGCGCGACGAAGTTCGCCGAAAAATGAATCTCGAAGAACGCGGGAACGGTGCGGACGATCTCACGGTCCAGTTAAATATGACGGACATCGATCAATTGCCGCGACTCTCCGATCGCGCCGCCGCGCCGGTCGGACGCCCGCCAGAACCAAAACTCGCGCCGCAAATTCACGAAATTAAAGTCGAGGTCCAACCGCAGCAAATCAACGTCGCCGCGCCGCACATCTCGCTTCCCGCGCCCGCCAGCGGTCCGGAGTTTAACGTTCAAAACATTCTTCCCGCGCCGCCGCCCATGAAGAAACGCGGCAAAGCATGGAGGGAAGCAAACGGAACTATAAGTTTCGAAGTGGAGGAGAATAATGTCTCTTAATACAAAGATGGCGAACGCCGCCGTAAACGAGCAAGCCGACCGGCTCGCAACCCTCGCCAATAGCGGGAAGCTGAGAATCTATGACGGCACGCAACCGGCGACCGCCGACACCGCGGTTTCGACGCAAACCTTGCTCGCTGAATTGACCATGAACGCGACCGCGTTCGGCGCGGCATCGGCGGGCGTCATTACGGCGAACGCGATCACATCGGACTCTAGCGCGGACGCGACCGGAACGGCGACATGGTTTCGCCTTTTGAAATCCGATGGAACCACGCCGCTTTGGGACGGATCGGTCGGAACGTCCGGCGCAAACCTGAATTTAAATTCGGTCGCGATCCAGTCGGGCGCGGCGGTTTCGGTTTCTAGTTTCGTTCACACCGTCACAAAATAACTAAATGTCCGAAACTTACGTTCAAGTTGCGACCAACGGAAGCGGCGAGAAAGTCGCCGTCAGTCAGTTGTCCAACGGCGCGGACAATGTCGATCTACAGCACATTGTTATTTCCGACGATTCGACCTATGCCGCGCGCGCCAAAGTGCAAAACGCCGATCCGGGATCTTCCGATTACGGATTGTCGGTACGGCGGATCTGCAACGGCGCGAGTTTTTACCACGTTGTAGCAGCCGCTTCGACCAACGCCGCGAACATCAAAGCAAGCGCGGGAAGGGTTCAAGGATGGTCGATTTTTAACGCCGCCGATTACCCGGTTTATGTGAAGTTCCACAACACAGCGGGAACGCCGACGGCGGGATCGGGCGTTGTTTATACGATCGGAGTGCAAGCGGGAACGCACGTAAATTTTGACGACGACGACGGACTCGCATTCGCGACCGGAATCGGAATCAGCATAACGAAACTGATCGCCGACGCCGACGCGACCGCCGTCGCCGCTTCGGACTGTGTCGTGAATGTCCATTACAAATGAAAAAACTAATCGTTCTTTTCCTGTTCATTGCGCTGGTAGTCGTCGCACAGCAAACCATTAACGTTGGCAAAATCGCCGGAACCGTCCCGTCTACCGCGGGAAAGTTCGACGTCAAAGCAGCCGACGGCGATATGTCGACGCTAGGCGCGAAGGCGGACGCGAAAAGCACCGCGACCGATACGACGTCCGTTTCCATAATGCAGGTGCTAAAAGAAATTTCAGCGATGGAGCAAGCACCGGCGTCGCGCGCCGTTACGAATGCCGGAACGTTTCAGGTCCAACCGGACGGAACGACCGCCACGACGACGAACGCCGCTTCGCGATGCACGCTCGTCTCCGCGGCGTCGACGAACGCGACCAATTGCAAGAACGGATCCGGGAACGTTTACGGATTCCGCTTCGTCAATACGACCGGAACGCTTTACTACCTTCGCATGTATAACCTTTCGAGTTCGCCGACGTGCAGTTCGGCGACCGGCTTTATTGAGTCGATCCCGATCCCGGCGAGCACGTCGGGCGCGGGCATTGTGATTATGGAACCGTTCGGCGAAGGGTATTCGACGGGAATCGGTTTTTGTTTTACGGGCGGCTCGAGTTCGACCGATAACACGAACGCCGCGACCGGCGTTTTCGGGTCAATTCTCTACCGATGAAACACGTTTTTTTCGTTCTCTTGCTCTTGCTCTTGTGCGTTCCGGGAATGGCGCAGATTGCTCGCGTGAGCGCAAATTGCACGGGAACTTCCAGTTGCACGACAACCGGGAACGCGACCGGCGATCTGGAAATCGCGATCGCGGGAAGGGACGGAAGTTCGACCGCGCCGACGACGGCGACCGGATGGACAAGCGTCGGGACAGCAACCATCAATGGAACGAGCACCGCCGACAGCGCGATCCGCGTCGCGTGCAAAGTAGCAACCGGCGCAAACGAAGCGTCGAACACTTTCACGAATGCGGACAAAGTTGTCGTCATGGTTTACAACGGACAGGCCGCCGGAAATACCGCGACTTGCGCGAGTGCAATTCTGGGAACGCCGTCGTTTTTCACTTCCACCGTAAACACGACGACGACGACCGAAACATTTAACGCGATCACCAGCAGCAATGCGGCGTCTTGGATTGTCGGTCTTGGATACTGTTCCGCCTGTACGGCGGGCATTGGGACCGCGCCAACCGGGATGGCGAACCGGAGTTCCGTTACCGGACCGCCAGCGGCGGGCGGACACGATACAAACGGGACCGCGGCGTCGTTCTCGTCGGCGAATGTCACACTGACAACCGCGGGCAGGATCCTAACGGCGACCGTCGAAATCAAGGCGGCATCCGCCGCCGATCCGACTTATGGCACGAACGGCGGAACCTTTGGAACGTCGGCGTCGACAACGATTTCGACCGCGACCGGAAGCG